AAATGGAATGGGGTACTAATACAGATTGGTTGCAACAAAAAGACCGATTTGAAGATTCAATTTGTTGGTCACATCAATTTATTTATTGGGTAGAAAATTATGTATCAGTTGTGTTGGCTACCGAATTTTTAAAACAAAACCGATTTGATTACAGCATTTCTTATGACAATGCTATGGGTCAATATTGTTTTACAACTAATTATGCCGGCTCATGGGTGTATGCATGAACGCCGTAGCCTATGCAGAAAAGGGTTGGTGGGTTCTACCATTAAAGCCACAATCTAAAGAGCCATGTAAGTTTTTACGCCACGGTTATCTTGATGCCAGTAGCGATAAATCAACTGTAAAAAAATGGTTTAAAAATGATTCTGAATTAAATATTGGTTTAGCAATTGTGCAATCAAATCTTGTAGTTTTAGATTTTGATATACGCAATATTGCATCCAGGGTTCTATGGGAATCTTATCGCCGGATATGTGTAGCATCAAATACACATACAGTTAAAACAGATAACGGCTATCACTTCTATTATCTTGCCGATAAAACAAAGCAATTCAAAGGCAAGGTAATACCAGGTATAGATATTAAACACAAAGGCTATGTTGTGTTACCACCATCTATACATCCAAATGGCACTGTTTATCAGGTGATAAATGATGTTGATCCGGTTGCATTACCGGATGAATTAGAAAAGGTAATGAGTTGGAATTAGTCAAATATGACAAAGAATCAGGTGCTTATGTTGATGAAAAGCGTAAGCATTTTGTAAAGGCTTCTTTAATCCGCAAACACGCCAAAAAAGCAATAGGCGCAAGGCAGGTTAGAGGCAGGCTATCAGCCAAAATGGTTGAAGCCTATTGGTTAGACAAGTTCAAGGAAGCGGTGAAATATGAACTATGAAATATATGGGTGGTTGGTAACAATTACCTTGTTTACGCTGGTAGCACTGTTGTTAGGTGTTACATGGATTGTGGCCGTTGAGAACGGCTATGACAAAGGGTTTAAGAGTGGCTACAAACGCGGTACTGCCGATACAAAACAAACCAATGTAAAGGTAGAAAAATTTACTGTAAGAACCCACCCATCAATGCGTCAAAAGATGCTTGAAGCAGACAATGAATACTTAATGGAAAAGGTTGTAAATCTGTGGGATAGGGAAAACAGATAATGAACATGAATGATTATGTTGATGTGGCTGAGCGTATAGCCCAACTGAAGGAAGCATATCCTGAGGCATCATTACAACCTTACAACCCTAATAAGCCTTATGACATTGTGCAGGTTGAAGGTAAAACTTATGTGGTTTACACCGCCGCTTGTTACCGTGATCCCCATGATGTAAGGCCTGGGGTTGCAGTTGCTTGGGAACAAATACCAGGTAAAGGCATGACCGCAGGTAGCGAACTTATGATATGTGAAACAAGTGCATGGGGTAGAGCCATAGTTGCGGCTATGAAATCCGCTACAAAGCGCGTTGCATCTAAGCAAGAAGTAATGGCGGCTAAAGCCCGGCAATCCTGGGCAGTAACCCCTACTGATTCTTTAGATTCAGATTTATTATCTAGGCCATCTGAACCGATAGCCCCTACAAAGGCAATTTACGGTCAGCCTGGTAGTAAGTCAGCCTTGATGGAAAGAGTTATGCGCCATCAATTTGTAGAAGAAAAAAAGTATGATGAAAATCCAGTACCTATGAGTGTTGAACAGGTAGTTGATGCATTGGCTACTGATGTACCGGCGGTACAAAGTTGCCAACATGGCGAGATGCAACTTAAAACAGGCATATCAAAGGGGCGAGGAACACCGTTTTATGGATATGTGTGTGCAAAAGGTTGTGATGCTAAATGGGCAACAATGAGTAAGGAAACCGGTAAATGGTATTACCCAGGGGGTAATCATGGGTGATATGGAAATGATTGATAAGTATGGAGTTAAAGCAACATTTACAGATAATGGTGTTGATTTAGATATTGTGCCATTAAGCCAATGTTGTGAATGGTGTAATGATCCCAGGATGCTAAACATGAATGGCGTACGCAAGTGCGCCGGTTGTGGATGCGTTAATCACATTGAGTATAAAAATCATGGCTAAGTTTGACTATTACAAAGCCATGCGTGAGGGTCATGGCTACAACCTTTATGTGGCTGATCTATTAACACATTTTGGTGTGCCAAAGGTAGATGTGCCTGAGTTTTCAATTGCTACAACACATGATCAAATTAGGGATAAAACTTTAAATGAGAAGGATGTAATAGTTGATGGTTTAGTGCTAGAGGTTAAAAGTAGTAGCCGATCTTTTACCAATGCTGATGATTTCCCATTTAATCCGGTGATGATTGATACTGTAAGTGGCTTTGATAGCAAGATAATCAAGCCGTTTGCCTATGTAATGATTAGCCAAATTACCCAGGGAATCTTTGTTATACCTACCGCTACAAAGTATGATTGGACTATCAGAACATACTTTGATGCAGACAGGGAAATTGAGGAACGCTTCTATATGACAAAGAAGCGACACTGCCGACCATTTATAGAAATGGTTGATCTACTGTTAGAGAGAGCCAATGAGCGAACCAATCAGATGTAAATGTGGTAACTGGATTATGCCTGATCAATCTTGTTATGTTTGTTATTTAATTACTAGAACACAAAAGAAACTAAGTTAGTGATGTAGATCACATCTCACATAGTGAGATAGATTTAGGAGTTACGCTAATATGATTTTTAATAGTGTGCTAGGCTCACGCCTTAGCATTTGGCTTAAAGGCCAAAAATGCGAACCCCGCAGGGGTAGGTTCGCAAGGTGCTGGCTATTTGGGATAACTCTATGTGTTTTTAACACATTATCTGTTGATACAGGATTATCTGATTCAAATTACAAACCTACACACTACAAGCAATACATTTTAATGACATTAAATAATATTGATCAGACCCATTGTTTAATTGATCTTTATCAAAAAGAATCAAATTTTAACCCTAAAGCCCGTAATGGTAGTCATTATGGGATACCACAGGGTAGATCAGAATACCTAGCAAAAGTTGGTGGAATAAAACAAATCCAATGGTCATTGCGTTATATTGGCAATCGCTATGGATGGGTTGATGAAGCCAATAAAGTACCCAATGCATGTGCCGCCTGGGATCATTTTTTGAAAAAAGGCTGGCATTAGTGCCACATTGCCAACATGTGTATAAAACCTTGAATACGGCATTGTGTCATTACTGTGGATTACCTACTAATGAAGTAGATTGGGATAGTCAAAACAGGTTAAAAGAGCAGTGGCATATTGATAACCCAAATGCTCAATATGAAGGGTGGATGTCTATATGAAAGACACAGAAAAAATTACAATAGGTGTTACATCACCTGGTTATGTAGTTACAGATTTTATGACAAGCATTTTAGATGTAGCAAGATCACAAAAACAGTTGGGTCAATTCATATCATTACAAGGCTCAGGTGTTATTAGTAGGTTACGCAATCAGATAGTTGCAACCTTCCTAGAGAAAACCACAGATGATTGGCTATTGCAGATAGATACAGATCAAAGATTCACAGTTGATCATTTTAAGAAGTTGGTCAGTGCGGCTGATAAAGATAAGCGGCCTATTGTGTCAGGTGTTGTGCATGGTGGTTGGGAAGTCGGTGAGTTATACCTAGAGCCTGTTCCTTGTATCTTCAGGATGGGTGCTGATAATGGTTTGTATGCTATTCATGACTATGAAGAAGATTCAATTATTGAGATAGATGCATGTGGTACAGGTGCTATTTTGATTCATAGGTCAGTGTTTGAAAGATTTGTTAAAGAAGCCGACCAGGTACATCAAGGTGATAAATGGGGCTTCTATCAGGATATGCCATTGCATAAAGAATGGGTCGGTGAGGACTTACTGTTTTGCATTAGGGCTAAGAGTTTTGGGTATAAACTGTACGCACATACAGGTGTACAAATGGAACACCAACGCAAGATGTGGATAGGTGCTAAACAGCACAAAGACTTTGAACGCTTCAGGCGTAAGAGATTACAGAGTGAGGAACAGATCAATGGCGATAATAACTAGTCAGGTAACAATAACTACAACAAGGCAATCAATAATTAGTGTGGACAATGTGAGCCGTGATGTATTGCTACATGCTAAGCATGATCTAGTAATTGGTAACAGCGCGGTAACATCAAGCAATGGTTATCTGTTAGATAATGGCGATCAAGTAAGGCTAACACTGATGGATGGTGAAGATTTATGGGCAGTGTGCGCCGCAGGGTCAGGAACATTGCACATCTTGGTTAGTAAAGTAGATTAAAAAATGAGCCTGTTTTTTCCTATTTTGAGCGTGGCTATAATAC